TTAATAGAGAGGATGTAGAGATGCCAACAATTGTCACCGTAGCAGAACTAAGGTCGATCCTTGGTGTCTCTACAGCCCTTTATAACGATGCCTATTTGGCAGATGTAATCGATACAGCAGAATCAGTAATTTTGCCTATGCTGGTCAAATACGCATCACCAATCGCTTCAGTAGAACTTGAAAGCAACATCGCAACATATCGTGTACTTGGAGACAATAACTTCTCTCAGGGTCAGAGCGTAGTCATCACAGGATGCGGCTCCCCATTTAACGGAACTTTCACAATCCTAGAATCCAGCAACATCGATGCTGAAGGATATATTGCACAATCAGATTCTCGCATTTTTATAGATTCACTATATGCAGAATTTACAGGCTATTTTACAATAGCCATTACTAACGCAGATATTATTCAACGCAAGGTAATCCCATCAGGCCTAGCGACACTATCTGGCGCTTCTACTTATGTAGGAAATAGCGCAGTTGAGTCAGCAGTCCTAGCAGTTTCAGTAGAAGTATTCCAATCTCGGATCGCTCCAGGTGGCCAGATCGAAGGAATCGATTTCACAAACGTCAGCCCTTACCGCTTAGGCCGTAGCCTCTTCAATCGAGTGTCAGGACTTCTCGGGCCGTTTATCGACACCGATTCAATGGTGCAGTAATGCCAGCATCAACGATTCTAGACACAGTACGTCAACCACTAGCAACAGCCTTTGCAAACGTTGCAGGCAATGTCTATGCCTACGTTCCAGAGGCTCCTATGGTTCCTTTCGTAGTTACAGTCCCAGATTCTCCATACCTGGAATTAGAGACAATAAGCAAGACCACACTTCACACTAAAATTAACCTCGTAATATCAGTCGCGGTTGCATATAACAGCAACCCGGCTTCGCTCGATAACCTCGAGCAGCTTGTCATAAGTGTTCTGAAGGTGATCCCAACAGGGTACACAATCGGAGCGGTTGAAAAACCAACAGTAACTCAAGTTGGCCCTTCCAATGTATTGGTGGCCGATATCAGAGTTTCTACCTACTATACACAAACAAACTAAAGGAAAATAATATGGCAACCGTAGTAATCACAGGGCGCGATATTTCTCTATCTTTCACAGGTGGAACAGATATCGAGGCACAAGCAACTTCAGCAGTCCTAACAAAGACTAACCTTCGAGAGACATTTCAGACACTTGATGGTGAGGCCTACAAAACCACTAATATCGAAGGCACTTTCGCTCTTTCAATGCTAGCCGACTGGGGTAAGGCTAACTCAGTATGCGAAGCTCTTTGGGCAGCAGCAGAATCAGCACCAGATACAAGCATCTCAGTAACAATGACTGCCGCTACAGGCGCACAGTTCGTATTCCCAATTCTCCCTGAATTTCCAACAGCAGGTGGAGCCGGAACTGATGCTCAGACTGTAGACTTCACATTCAAGATCGCAAACGGAACTGTCGTAGAGACATTCTCCTAAACAGTAGAAACGGGAGCAAACAATGCAACAGCAAATCACAATTAAATATATAGACGGAACCGAAACCAGTTATATGGTTCGCCCGCCAGATTACGCCCGATGGGAGATGGCAACTAAAAAGGTCATCTCTCAGTTCGGGGGTATGTGGGACATTCTTTATGTAGCGCACAGCGCCATGAAGCGTGAAGCAGGCGGTAAGCCGACTAAGACACTCGATGTATGGATGGAATCCGTAGACGATGTTGAAGTAGGTGAAGGAGACCCAAAAGTCATCCAAGAGGAAGCGTAAGCCGACTCTTAGTTGAACTGGCACTAGCTACACAGATTCCTATGGATCATTGGCAAAGTGCCGAGGATATTCTTACAGCAGTTGAAATACTAGAGGAGCGTAATCGTGGCAGATGAATTAGTTGCCTTCGATAAGACGGAACTCCGCATGGTATTTAAGGCCCTAAAGAATATGGGTGAAGAAGCCAACGAAGAGGCCAAGCGCCAGTCCGGCGCTCTGGCTGAATTCGCTCGAGATGAAGTTATCCAGAAGGCTAACTCAATTCAGAGCAGCAAGGTCGCAGGCCGAATTGCTCAGGGTTCCCGGGTTAAGAAGTCCAGCCGTATCGGTGAGATTACTTACGGATTCGCTTCTCAGAAGTTCTCAGGTGGCGCAACCACTAAGACAATTTGGGGCGGTTCAGAATTCGGTTCTAATAAGTTTAGGCAGTTCCCCGTATGGTCAGGCCGTGAAGGTCGAGGCTCTAAGGGTTGGTTTATCTATCCAACGCTCCGCAAGATTCAACCGCAGATTGTGGCTAGATGGACTGAATCATTCGATAAGATTTTGAAGGAGTGGACATAATGGCAACAGGTACAAGAGCGTTAACGCTCAAGCTGCTCGCCGATGTCGATAACTTCACTAAAGGCCTCGATAAAGCCGATAAAGATGTTGCATCCTTCGGAGATAAGGTTGGGGAATTCGGCAAGAAGGCTGGATTAGCCTTTGCAGCTGCCGGAGCAGCAGCCGTAGCCTATGCAGGCAAGTTAGCCATCGATGGCGTTAAGTCTGCCATTGCAGATGCAGCAGCCCAGGAGAAGTTGGCTCTTACCCTTAAGAATGTAACTGGGGCTACAGATGCTCAGATAGCCGCTACAGAGGATTACATAACAAAGACTTCCCTAGCCTTTGGTGTCACCGATGATGACCTTAGACCATCCCTAGAACGCCTTGCAAGGGCTACTGGAGATGTCGAAAAGGCTCAGAAGCTTCAGACTATAGCCATCGATGTTGCAGCCGGTTCAGGCAAGTCACTCGAGGCAGTCACTAATGCAATGGCCAAGGCAGCCGAGGGCAATACTGCCGCTCTTTCTAAGTTAGGTATTGGACTCACATCCGCTCAACTTAAGACCATGAGCATGGATCAGATAACAGCCAAGCTTGCATCCACTTTCGAAAATCAGGCATCTACTCAGGCAGACACATTCCAAGGCAAGTTAAACCGCCTTACAATCGCCTTCGATGAAGGCAAGGAAACAGTAGGCGCCTTTATCCTTGATGCTATTACTCCAATGGTGGAGATTTTGGTTAAGAATGTCATTCCAGCAATTCAAGACTTTACTTCTAATCTTGGCGAGAATCTCCAGCCGGTTATGAAGGTTATTCAGCCAATTATAAACGGCTTACGATCAGCATTTAGTTCGGTTAGCACGGCTTTAAAAGATAACAATGATGAACTTCAGCCTTTCTATGGCTTTATGAAGTCTATTTATAATTTTACTAAGGACTATCTAGCACCTGCTATTGGTGAAACCCTTGGCTTAGCATTTAAAGCTCTAGGTAAGGCTATTGCTGGAATCATCGATCTCTTTGCTGATTTTGTAAATAAAGTTTCTAAGATTAAAGACCTTATCGATGCTATAAAGAACGCTGGTTCGGCAGTAAAGAACTTCGTAACTGGGGCTTCATTCGAATCTGGAGCAGTATCTCCATCAGCCCCTATTGCTCCATCCATGCCTGCTCCTGCACCTTCACTTCCACGCTTTATTGCGGCAAGTGCGGGAACTACCAATATCACGGTTAACGGCGCAATCGATAGCGAGTCAACCGCTCGTCAGATCGTAACTATTCTTAATGACTCCTCAGCTCGAGGAACCCTAGGCGGGGGCTTAATCTACGCATGACCGCCTGGACTCCGACCTATAGAATTCTGGTAGACAGCCAAGAGGTAACGGATGTCACCATTGCTAACCTTACGGTAACTTCTGGGCGTACCGACATTAATCAGCAGCCAGTTGCAGGCTATTGCCAGTTACAGTTAATTAACTTTGATAATAGTTCTTATGACTTTACAGTAGGCACTAGCCTGACAGTTGAAGTAACCAATTCCGTAGCTACTTATGTGCCTATCTTTGGCGGCCTAATATCAGATTTCACAGTTGCGGTTAACAGAGCGGGAGACCTTGGCTATACAACTACTGCCACTATCACGGCACTCGGGGCATTATCTAAGTTGCCTAAAATTATTGATAACGGAATCTTGTCGCAAGACCAAGATGGAGACCAGATTTATACACTTCTTTCAGGCTATCTTTTTGGTCAATGGAATCAAGTGCCAGCAGCTCAGACTTGGGCTACTTATGACCCTACTGAGACTTGGGCTAATGCACTTAATATCGGATTAGGCGAAATAGACCGCCCGGGCGATTACACTCTTATCTCACGATCATCGAGCAAGACAGACCTTTACTCACTTTGCACTGATATCGCTAACTCAGCCTTCGGTGTTCTCTATGAGGATGCAAACGGCAATATCGGCTATGCAGACCAGACTCATCGCCAGGATTATCTATCGGCTAATGGATACACCACTCTCGATGCCAACCACGCTAATGGAATAGGACTATCTGCGACCACTCGAGCCGGTGACCTTAGAAACTATTTCAATATCATTTACGATAACAATGGTAACCAATCTTATGTAGCTGAGGATTTAACTAGCCAATCTATTTATGGCACTTATGCTGAATCTTATACTTCCCGCATTAAGCATACAGCCGATGCAGAAGCCTTAGCAGATCGTTACATTGAACTAAGAGCCAATCCGTACCCTAAATTCCAAAGCATTACTTTCACCCTTGGAAACCCTGAGATTGATAATGCCGATAGAGATGCACTTATCAACATTTTCTTAGGTCAGCCAGTCTGGATTCAGAACCTACCGCCTAACATCTCTTTAGGCTCTTTCCAGGGTTACATCGAGGGCTGGACATTCCGGGCAAGCCTTAACAACCTAAGCGTGACTTTCAACGCTTCTCCAATAAACTTCTCCCAAGTTGCGGTAAAATGGGAGCAGGTAAATGCAGCAGAGACTTGGAACACCCTAAGTCCAACCCTTACATGGATTAACGCGATAGGAGTCGTAGCCTAATGGCAACAACCACAACTAACTTTGGCTGGGATATTCCTCAGTCAACCGATCTAGTAAAGGATGGCGCAACCGCTATCGCTGCACTAGGCCAAGATATTGACACAGCCTTTATTGACCTCAAGGGCGGCACAACAGGCCAGGTACTAGCCAAGGCATCTAACACAGACCTCGATTATTCATGGGTCGCTCAAGATGACTCTAACGCTATTCAGAACGCTATTGTCGATGCTAAAGGTGATCTCATTGGTGCCACAGCAGCAGATACTCCAGCGCGCTTAGCAGTTGGAACTAACGGGCAGGTACTTACAGCTGATTCAACAGCTGCGACTGGTCTTAAGTGGGCTGCGCCAGCATCTAGCGGAGCCTTTACTAAGGTAACTTCTGGAACTTTCAGCGGTGCAGCTTCATTTTCAGTAGATAGCGTATTCAGTTCTAGTTATGCCAATTACAAGATAATTGTTGTAGGCACATCTGGCGGCGGAACTGCCGCTGGAATCAAGGTTAGGTTCAGAACTGGTGGAACAGATAACACCACATCTAACTATTCTGGTGGTAGAAATTCAACTATTTACTCAACTGGTGGAACAGAAATCGATACATCTAATAACGATACAAGTTTCCCATTAGGTAGAACAGACTCATCAGGCGGATGGTGGCTTAGCTTCGACTGCATCAATCCTTTCGCAACTGAACTAACAGCTGCAATCGGTGGACATAGCGATAACACTCGCGGCGGTGCTTCAGCAGGCCGATTCAATGCCACTACTTCATTCGATGGAGTTAAGTTTTTTGCTACTGCTAACATCGCTGGTTCTTACTACATTTACGGATATGGAAACTAATATGCCTAAGACACCTAAAGTTCTAATCATCAATGCAGTTTCAGGCGTAGAGGAATTACGCGACATGAACGCTGACGAATTGGCTCAATACGAGGCTGACATGGCTAAGGATGCTGAGAAGGAATCTGCAAAGGCTTCAGTAGAAGCAAAGAAGCAAGAAGTCCTAGCAAAGCTTGGCCTGACTCAAGATGAAGTAACTGCGCTATTGGCATGACCCCAAAGTTATGCAAAGCCGGACAGCAGTTAAGGCTTCAGATCGATGATTCTTACAGTTCAAGGGATAAGTCCAGCGATGGGTGGCTTGGCGATTACCGTCATTCAACGCGTGCTTCTGACCACAATCCTGATGAACAAGGTATCGTCAGAGCCATTGATATTGACCGGGATTTATCTGGTAAAGCAAAGCCAGACCTCATGCCTGACCTTGCAGATCAGATACGACTCTGCGCAAAGTCTGACAAGAGAATTAGTTACATCATATTCAACGGCAAAATTGCTTCCCCTCGCATGGGGTGGCGCTGGCGCAAGTATTCTGGAATCAATCCGCATACTAAGCATTGCCATATCTCTTTCACTAAAAAGGGCGATGCAGATGGCTCGTTCTTTAATATCCCAATGATAGGTGGCACCGTATGAACATGAAAAATCCAGCAATCCTTACAGCAGGAGCATTTCTAGCTGCATGGGGAGCATCTAACTTTGCACTCGACTATCGTTCAGTTCTCTGGGCTGTACTAGCTGGCGTATTCGGATACGCAACTCCTAAACGATGAACGCAGTTGATCTCGCAGCTTGGGCTGTAGGAGTAATCACAGTCCTAGGCGGCGTGGCAACTTACACTCAGTTTATGATTAAGCATTACCTGACAGAACTTAAGCCCAACGGCGGTTCTAGTATTAAGGATCAGGTCAATCGCCTAGAGACGCGTGTCGATACCATAATCGAGATGTTAGGTAAGTAACACTTATCTCATGGCGAGAACTAAGAAGGTCATTGACCTTGATACATACTCAGCTTTAGATGCTTATTGCATTGCTCTGCATGTTTACTACACCAGTCTGCGCAAGGCTGGATTCTCTACAGACATGGCGTTCTGGCTTCTGTTAGATCGTGAGTCCTATCCTGACTGGATTCTGCCAGTTAAGCCCATCGAGAAAATATCGGGTAATGACTACGATGACGATGATGAGGACTAATGAAGAGAATCGTAATCCTGAGCGATTTGCAAGTTCCCTTTGAGGACACGCATTTAACTCAGAACATTGCAAGATTTCTCAAGACATTTAAGCCAGACCAGACAGTAACCATCGGTGATGAGATTGACTTCCAGACCATAAGCAAGTGG